GGGCCAGAGATAGGGGCAGCAGGTGCAACAGCCGGGGCCGGAGTGGGACGCGACAGTTGATTAGCCGCCATGAAGTCGGCTACGTTTTGGGCGCTGAAAGACTTGCCATACTGCTGATTAACCTGATCGGCGATCTGTTGGTTTGAAAGCCCAGCCGCGATACCAGCACGCGCTGCGGCCAATGCAGCCGCTTGAGGGTCGGCAAGGATACTTTGCTGTGCAGCCAACTGCGCGGGGGTTACGCCACCATCGGCCATGCGCACCACAGGTTCACTGCGTTGGGTGAAGTCAAACATGCCGCCGCGAGAGAACGCATCTTCAGAGGAGTCAGCCACGCCGCCCTCGGCCAAACCCATCAAGCCGCCCTTAGCGCCATAGCGTTCCCGAATTGCCGCAAAGCCAGGGAACTCACCGACGTTGTACGAGCCAGCGGGGCGGAGGTTGCCGTCTTTATCTACGACGTATGGAGTAATCTTGCCCATCTGTGTAACAGTTTGGGGTGCTCCAGCTTTGACGTTTTCAGCGGCCATCATGGGGGTAAAGGCCATATAAGCGTTACGGAGTGCTCCCTTAGTCCCGCCGATTTCTTGCATAAAGGCATCACGACCAGCCTTCTCAGTCAGGCCAGACAGACCGGCGGACAAACGGTCGGTAAACGGAAGATTAGTGGCGTAGCTTTTAGCCGCTGCTTGCGCTGCAGATTCTCTAATTGCTTCTGGCGCTACGCCTTGGAGGGCACTGTATTCGGCCAACGCAGCTTCCGGTATTTTTGAAGCCGCCGCCTGACCAGCGGTGAGTGCTGCTTCCGACCCAGCCAAACTAGCTGCTCCGGCACCAGACAGCGCACTGCCGATACCAGCACCGCCGTAGGCACCCAGACCAGCCATGATGCCTTTGCTAAGGTCACCCGTACGGACAGCCTCAAAGCCACCGACCATCAGCGCAGCCATAGGAGCGCCAATACCCGTAGCGGCCAGCGCAGCACCAATAATCGTCGGCAGTAGGCGCTTGAGGAAGTTAGCCTCGGGCAGACCCGTTTCCGGGTTGATCGTCAGTTCACCACCATACGCTGCGGCTAGAGCGTGCAACCCCTTTACTTCTTCGGGGGCCATGTGCACCAGCATGGTGTCACCGTTGCGCCCTTTGGACGCCATGTGGTCGGCTAATACAGCAAGGCTCATGTGCGCCCCTTGGAAATGGTTGAAATCATTTTATTGGGTCAGGTCGTAGAAGGAAAGCGACCCGATGCCGCCCCCGGAACCCGCGCCGCCTGTTGTCACCACTCTAGCAGCCAAGGTGTAGATGTCGCTCACGCCCGCCAAAGATGCGCCAAGTTGCAAATCCCAGTTGTAGGAATTCACAGAAGCAAGCGGCGTGGGGCCAGACTTGCCCGTGGTGAAGGAACTTGACGCAATGATGCCGCCCGTCATGGCGGTGGCCGAAATATCAGATTCGACGTTTACATCCGAAGACACGGCAGACCACGACGGTCCGGTCAGCGTTGGATTTTTAATCAGCGCAAGTTCGTAGTTGTCCGCCGTTGTGGGCAGGAAGTTAAGAGAAGAAGGAACGACAACCGCCCCAAGCGCCGTTGACGCCAACCGTATGGACACTATGGGGTAGAACGAAGTCGTGATGGTTGAACCGGAAGTCGCGTTTATCCGTCTTGCCACATGCTCGATGGAGGTTGCCTCATATCCGCCTTCAGAGATTACGGATGAGCAGATAGACTTCATCGAAGCCGCCACCGCAGAAGTCGCGGTTCTAATCTCATACCGCACCGGCAGGATAGCCGTGGTCATGTAGACGTTGGTGATGTTGTTGGCGTTGTTGAACGTGTGGCAGACGATGTACTGGCCGTTGATGATGAAGCCGCACCGCACCGACCCTACGCCCAACCACTCAAAGTCCATCCACAGAATCTGAGCCTTGCTTGCGTCAAGCGTGATGCCCGAGTCTCCGGTGCCGTCTAACTTGTCGCCGTTCCAGTCGGATTGATTTACTGTGCGGGCGTCGGACGGAGAGCCGGTAACCGAGGATCGCAGCACAAAAGAGTAAACCCCGTCGATGCGTTGGAAGAACACACCGTTGCTGTCGTTGAAGTAGCCCACCCGCTGCGTGAGGTTCAGGCTCTGGTTGCTGTCCATCACAAAGGTGGCAAGCACCAACAACCCCTTACCCGGCTGATAGGGGAAGGAGCGATAAGTCTGCCGAACGACGGTGCCCACACCACCTGCGGTCACTTCCATCTTCACTGTCGCTTCGTTGGGCAGGTATGTGGTTGAGCCCGTGCCGGTCGTGGCTACATTAAATTGGTTGTCTGCGGCGTATCGGTTCTGGCTGTCGAAGAGCGTATAGGGCTCACTGACTTGCAGGCGCCCGAAGGCATCAACGTTGGTGCCGCCGATGGAGATTGGGATGGGTACGGTTGTAGTCACGAGACCCCTCAGTATTGCGTCTAAACGATTGAAGTACAGACGCAGGACGTTGTTGAACTGCTCCTGATACCGAGAGTCGTAATCCCCTGGTGCCAGGGGAAGATTGGGCGGCGCAGGTACGGTGACATTTTCGACAAGCAGTGTCATCTGCGGCCATCCATCCGAACGTCGATACGGGGAGAGCCCAACTGCCACGCCACACCAAGCGCGTCAGACTCAGCCTTCATAATCAACTGCCGCCCACGTACCCGGATGTAAACGATATTGGTGAACTGCTCAATCGGGACCGTGGCCGTGCGCGTGACTGCCGCACTGCTTGATCCGCCCAGAGACTGAGGGTTGTTAAATCCGGAACCCGATCCCTTCATGGGGATCAGCGTCATGGTCAATGATGGGTTGTTTGCAGTTGACCCCACAAACGTCACGTCCGGCACCATGCGCCAGATGAAACCAAAATTCTGGCCGTCCTCGATGTCAAACTCGGCAGACTCAATGTAGGCATTGATGGCAGCCGGAGTTCCGGTAGCGTTGTCATCTACGCCGTTCTCGTGTTGCACAAGATTGCCAAGGTACGTTGCCCCAATCGGGTAGTCTTGCAGGCCAGAGTCGAGCCATGCCGTCCGGGCCAAAGTGCCGTAGTACCAAATCTTCTCTAGATAGTTGTAAACAACGTACCTGTCGATGGTTGTCGAGTTGGCCGAGCAGTAGAACCACCAGACTTCATTGAAGCCCTCATTGGTCCCCGCGAAGACTTGAGCCGCCTGAGACTGATTGAAGTCTCCAAACACATGGCGTCGCAGGTCACTTGGCAAGGTTTGGATACGACCGTCATAGGCGTAGAACTTGTCCACCCCCATCCAGTACACCACGCCGGAACCAATGGCCAAGGCATTTGGACTGAGGATAGAGATGTTGCTGCCCAGAATCTGTGCGCCCCAAACCTCCGGCGCCCCAAGGTACTGCAAGGAGTAAACGGCTGAGTCAGTAAACACCACAAGTTCCTGACGGGCTTGGATGGCGGTGATGATCTCACTGCCGTCTGAAAGCCGAAGACTGCCCGCCTGATTGGTCGCCGAAGGGGTCCAGTCAACTGCACTCTCTTGGTCCGACCACCGGATCAGCATGGGGTCGATAACCGAGGAGCCAATTTCGTTGCACCCCAGTGCAAACACAAAGCGGTTGATGTCCGAGATGAAGATTTTGTTTTGAATGACCGGCACTCCGTTTGCGCCGGACAAAGTGGATAGTTCTACCGCCCGCGTGTTTACACCGCTAGTGTTGTCCCAGTAGTACATGGGACCGCGCCGAGGGCCAAAGATCAGGTCTTCGCCAAAGTTGCCTTGGCTCCAAAGACGAATGGATGTGCGCGTCGTACTTGGAACACCAATACCCCACGAACCCGTTCCCCATGTGCCCGCACCCCATCCGGTCAGCGGAACCTCGATCTCGGGGCCGACATTGATCTGATAAGCGGCGGAGACCGCCGATCCGCCCGTGACGCCTGCTGCGATAACGGAAGGGGTGGTGATCGTGTAAGAGTTGACGTTAATAACGGTGATCTGGAACTCAGCGTTCAGCACCGAGGCGTAAGTCCCGGTCACTCCACTGAACGTAACAAAATCACCTGTGATGCCGCCATGAGACGGGGCAGTCACCGTGACCGTCGTGGTGCCGTTGCCTGTAAACGGATCGGTGCCCAGCGTAGTCGTCGCACGGATCGGGGTGATGTCGAAGTACGCGCCGCCCCGTTCGATGTAGAACTTCAAGTGGGTACCAACGCCAATCAGGTTTTCACTCTGGAGCGTTACCCAGTTCCAAAGGGAACGGCAGACACC